CCAACAATGATGGCATAACCAGTCCCGTAAATCAGGGCGTCGCTAATCAACATCTGCTTGAACTCGTATGCCCCCATCAGACTGTTGGGCTGAGTTCTCAGAAGCTTAGTGTAAGGGCTGTTCATCAACTGGGTTCTAGAACCGTCAGTTGAAAACCGCTCAACAACGCAATCCATAGACGCAATCGTGTCGGCTATCTTGCTAATGCAAGCATAAACAGCCGTAATTTGAAGCGCACTTATGGAAAGATAGTTGTCTACATTTTTTCTCCTAAAAGGCATATAAGAAGGATAGTAGTCCGTAGGGACAACTCCCTTACGGATGTCTCTATACCCTCTCAGAGCATCTACGAGGCGACCTATTCCAAATGGATATGCCATGTTGCAAATATAATAACGTCAAACTACAGTGAAGAAGGGTTCTAATGGGCTATCATCTTCCTCAGTATAAGACAACATCTCTCCTATACTCATAACAGCAGCCACAACCCCGTCAATTTTATCGCCACTTTTTTCTTTGTCTGGCTTTATATTGCCAGAAGGATCCATCCTGAGCTTTACGTTGCTCATCATCCACCGAAGCACCTCGTCGCCCCCGTGCTGTAGCCTTCCGTCCCTCGCGAGCTTCTCTAGCGTCTTAGAAGGGAACGAGAGAGAAGCGTATCCCTGTCCATAAGGGGAGCAAACCACCCCGTCGCCCTCCAGGTCTCGTATCAAACTCAAGCTGTTCCACCGGTCGTAGGCTACAGACTTCAGGTTGAACTTGTTGGATATGTTGTCCTCGTCGTAGTGCGTCACTCCGTCCATAACGTAGTAGCCGCTGATCTTCCTGCGGATCACGTTATAGTCGATGCTATTCGTGTCCATCACGTAGACGTTGTCATACTCGCCAATCCTCGAGTAAATCGACGTCTCGTCCTTCTTTAAGCGCCTCTCAACAGCAGAACGGCACACGAAATACTGCATATATATCGAAATCCTCGAGTTGACGTCGCCTGTAGCAACGGCAATGGCCGTGATGTCGTCAGTCTCAGAAAGGTCAAGCCCGATATACGCCTCCTGCTTGTTTGGTTCTGGAAGTGGCTCCACGTTGTCCTCAGACATCCACACCTCCTCCTCAACCCACACAGTGTCAGAACCTACGAATAGGTTGCAGTGCTTCACCATAAACTCGGTAATATGCCTGCCGGAATAGATCTTGGCGTTTTCGTACTTGTCTTTTAACCATTCTTCACTTAAAGACACCCCTAGGTTGGGGTTCGCCTTGATCCAGCACTCGCTGTCACTCCACTGGTCGTCCTCGTCCAACTCATAGATCATAAACAGCAGAGAGTCGTTCACCACGTTCCCGTCCAGCACAGCCTTGCCTCCCTTCACAAATTCCGTGGCAAGGCCGTCCAGAACAAATCCAGCCGTAGAAATCGCCAACATAAGCGGATTTTTGCGGCTTCCCATAGAAGATGAGAGCACTCGGTACAGGTCGCCGTTCTTCATGGCGTGCATCTCGTCTACACAACCAAGGTTTAGGCTGAGACCATCAAGTGTATTTGCGTCCGAAGACAGCGGCTTAATTATACCTTCTCGAGGCGATATGATCTCATTCCTGTTTACCGAAAATCTCTTATTTAACGGAGGAGATGCCTTAACTATACGTCGAATTTCGTCAAAAACCTCCTTCGCCTGGTCTCTCTTGGTGGCCGCCGTGACGAACTGGGGAGCCCCGTCGTCGTCCAGCACGGCCATCGCGAGGATGATCGCTGCCGCCAGCTGCGACTTACCGTTCTTCCTCCCGACGAACAGATGAGCAGTGCTGAACCTCCTCTTAGAGGGGTCGCCCTTACGCTTCCACCCAAACAGCTGAGCCACGAAAAAGACCTGCCACGGCGAAAGGATGAACGGTTTGCCGTGTTCGCCCCTCGTATGGATGCATACCTTCTCTATAAAGGTTATATACCGCGCCGCCGACTCTACGTCGAACTCAAATTCATCAGAGGAGATATCGTCAATAAATCGTTGGCAAGCCAACTTCGTATACTTCCCCGCAACTATTTTACCATCTAGGACGTCTTCGACATAGTCGTACATCCTATTCACCACGGTGAGGTCAAGTGAGCTCATCGATGGCGTCTCCTTCCGCCGATTTAGCAGCAGCATTAGCAGCATTTACCGAAGCTCCGAGGATCCTAGCCCGGTCGAGCGGAGACAGGCCGAGCTTCGCGCTCAGCTTCTGTACCTCGCCCTGAACCTTCGAAAGAGCCATCATCTTGCCGCTCACGTTAGACGTGCCGTTCTCGTAATACTGGATGATATCGCTTACATCTTGTATTTCTCGCGAGATCATAACGAACATAGACAGGTTTTTTGCCAACATCGTGATAGTAACCACGTCGATGGACTCTAAAAGGCCACTCGCCGCCAAGTGGTCTATCACCAGCTTGAACATCCTCTCGCCGTCCTTGTCGAGCACCACGATAGGCATCATGTCCCTAGATGGCTCGACCACCTTTTTCATCACCTCTTTTGCCCCCTCAGCGGCGGCAACCCTCATGTCCTGAAGGATCTTGTGCTTATTGTGACTCACTTGTACGTGAACTTCAGTGAAACCGAGGTCTTAAAGAAGTCCGAATCAGGGGCCTCCTGATACATATCAACGAAATTCACGGTATATCTAGTAGCCTCCTCGTCAGGGATAGTCATCGTAATCTCACCCCATTCCGTAACGGCAGACGCCTCGATCGAAAATGGTCTTTCGTAAAAGGTCAAGTAGTCTCCGCTTAAAAGCTGAAGTGTTTCCTCATTTGACGTTACAAACACGACAGATCCGACAACAATCTCCTCATCATCAGTTTCAATAATTTGCCCTGAAGCAAATGTTGCTGAGACAAGGTCTCCCGCTCCAGATTCGCCAGCCTCCCAAACCGAGATCAACTTGTTTACGATGGAAAATGTTGTTCCGTCCGTCAAGGTGTAGTCTCCATCAATTAGATATACCGGATCTGAATTTGCATCTAGAACAAAAGCGTCTGCCCCAACCTCAAATGTTGTACTTGTCTGCAACTCCTGCCCGGCTGCAAATTCACACGAAAGGAGTTCAGGCGTTGGTTCCTCGGGAACAGTTGGCTCGGGATATATATAGTAGTGATCTGAAGATACCAAGTCAATAATAGACTCTGCCATTTGACAGCTTAACTGCATAGTCGCAGCATAGCAGTTGAATGATATCTCCATAGCATTTGTTTGTCTGGCAGGTCTATTATAGCCTTCTATGGACAAACATATCTGATGATCCTTATAGCCCTGTATCCTATTCCCAAGGACAACCGTCTTAGCGTTGTTTTCGATTTCAACGCTGTTAAGGCTGTTTACAGCAAGCTGTCTTGCAGCCTTCATGGTTTCATATATATTGACCATCTAAGTAGTTTTTGATTACTTCTACCGTTTCCTTATATCCTCTGGTGATCTTCGCGCAGTAGCCTCTCTCATTCAGATCGGCAATCCACTTCTTCTGCTCTTCCGAAGGGCGACCCTTCTCCGTCTTCACCTCCAAAGCCAATCCGTGATATTGACCTCGCGGCTCGAAGATAAGAAGATCAGGCGTCCCTTTGCTATAGCCAGCTGCACGCATCTTCATCGCCGTGTGCGCCGCTAAGCGAACACCTCCTACAGTGGCCGTAAAGAGTGGGTGTGATGGATGAGACTTGAGATAGTTCACGATCTGCACCTGCATTTCGTGCTCTGGCTGGCCGTTTTTCCTCGTAGGAATGTTCTTATTTAGATAGTAGGTCATTTCTGGTTCTTAGGTATTTCACCCAATCCTCAAATGTATAAAATATAATACCTCTTGCATCTAGTGCTGCTCTACGAGCGTTGCATGAAATGCAAGAGCCTACTATATTGTCTTGATCAAGCGGGTGTATATCTCTTAGCCTATGTAGTGGTATCACGTGGTCGGCCTGTGTTGCCACAGTCAGCTTGCCCAGGTTAATGCACCACTTGCATATAGCATCCCTGTCGAGAACCGCCTTTGATGTGGCACGCCATTCAGGCGTTTGGTAGAACGAGCTGTCGTGTGAGTTCTGAGCGAAGGGCTTTACTCTCTCCCCCGTAGTCATATTCCAAACTGCCCTCGCCTTCTTCTTTGCCATCCACGGTTTGGGTCTTTGTCTCCTTCGGATATCCATACAGCAAATATCGATCCCGAAGGGCGTTTGG